AATGGAGAAAGATAATCTAGAGACAGTCCGGTTGGCCGCGTACTCATCGTAGGAACTCTCGCGGTTCATACTCCCCCTGGGTTTCCTCTTTTAAAGGAAGAGCCCTTGCCGGCTATTAGGCCGGCACCCAGCGGCGTTTTAATGCAACGACGCCGCGGCGTACGGATCGCTCAAGATGATCCTCATCGATACTTGAAACATCGCCATTACGACGATGCTCCAAGCCGAGAACGGATTTCATGAGCGCAGCGTATCCGTCAATCGCATCAGTGCGATGCGATACCTCAACAACCCACCCTTTTACTTCAAAGCGGTGGAGAAGGTCATTCCATCTCTCAACGGAACGACCCTGTTGAAACGTGATACGTCCAAGTGCAGCCGAGTCTTCAGACACATAGGGCAAATGCCCTAAGTGCGCTTCGCATACTTTAAACATATACGAAGCAGTAGACCAATAACCTTTTCGATAGAAAAGATTAGCGGTCTTAACCCAAGAGACAAGGCTAGACACTTGCCGTCTATCCTTAGGATGCAGCTCTCGGATGTAGGTCGGAGTGACCTCTTCTCCGTCGTATGCATCTAACCCACAAGACTCTCGAAACTTTCCAGTAACGAAAGTCTTAGAGCTGTTCACCTTGCAGTTGTATCTCTGCAGGTAGTCAAGGATAGTAATCGCATGTTCAATGGGAATGATTAAATCATCCCCATAAACAAACACCTGTTTACACACTCGAAGTGTGTTAGCAGGTGTAACTGGAAGGTTCTGTCCATCCAGTAGAGCCGCTACACATACCGTGTAGAAATACATCGACTCTATTGGAAAACAGAGAGCACTACCCATCGACGCAAACTTGTGAAGAGGTTCAAGAACCTCTCCATCAGGTAATTGCGCCGAATTCGAACGACAAGCTAAAACAGCTCCAAGAAAATCTTGGTTACTGTTCAGCATTCTCTTGACAAGTGATAGTGGAACACGATCACTAGCTTCAGAGAGGTCCACAGTTGCATGTGAACCTGTCTTCGAAGAAATCAGCGCCATCATCCTATTAACGCTTTGGTCAGTGAAATTCACTTGACCGCCGCTATAATAGGAGCTCTGTATCCTTTGAACAAGGAAACTAGAGACAGCTTGTTGAGCGTATTGAACGCTAACAGGCTCGATAGCGATGACTCGGGGAGAAGTCTGAGTCTTCGGAACAGTTACGACCCTAACAGGTCGCTCTTGTTCCGGAGTTACGAACGTTACATTCTCGAACTCCCTAGACCCGTAACTGCTTAACGAATAAGCATTTTCGAGAAAGGGGAAGTAAGGTTCGAGCCGTTCGTGCCATTCCAACCAATCGTATTTTCGGTTACCCGATGTTCGATCGGCGGTTTGGCCGGGACCATGTCGTGGAATGAGTTTTGACGGGTCAAAGACCCGTAAAGCATCACTCCATAATAGATCACTAACACGACCAAATAGATCGTGTAAGCAATCTGGTACCCGAAAATCAGCCATCTCGTGCTCAATTGAGGCGTAGCCTCTGAGCGCAGCCTTCGTCCTTTCGGACGAACATTCAATCTTGACCTTTTTGAACGCCAGGCAAATCTGCCTAACAGCTTCAACAAGGACAGAGGATTGGGTGCGAAGTTGCGACTCGGGGGAATCGTCATTCAATTTCCTTCCAGTCTCCCGGTCAAACAAGAGACCGAGCATACCTTGCAAGAACGCAGGGATTGCTCCATGCTTTCCTCCCGTACGGTTACGGGTGCCTTCTCTTAGTTTACACTTCGAGAAGGATCGAAACATGCTGCGGTCAATAAAACCAGTCGCTAAAGACCTTTCAAAATCTTTAGCAAAAACTGGTAGGGTTATCGTAAGAAACGACAATCCTTCTTGTTCGACCCGTGATCTAATTGTCATCAGATCACGTAAATCGGAGACATCAGCGATGCATTTGGCGCACGCATCATAATAGATGCGTTGCACCAGATCCAGTTGGTCACTTACGTGGCTTTTCAAAGATCCCTCCTTTCGGGGGGTATCCTATCCAGCCATGTACGTTGCCTGTGGCCGCCACATTTGGCGACCGCAAACAGTTACACCAACAGACTTTGAAACAAAGGTCAGGATTCAAAGTCACCACCCTTATAACGGGGTGGTTTCTTTGTACCCAGGCCTCGTATACCAGAAAGGTTTACGAGCCCAAGGTAGACGGAGACAAGCTCCAGCAACAGAGAAACATTCTCTTTTGTCAAGAGACGAATCAATGTTCGCCTCCCAAAACCTTTGTGTCGTTGGCAGTGGTGAGCCAGGCTTTAAGGGCCTGCACCAGGTAGTCAAGAGTCGTAACCGAAAAACCATACTCTGGTTGATCGATCACGATATTGACCTTGGCCGTACGATAGTCGTTTGTAGACGTCAGAGGGCTGGTCGCAATGACCCGCTGCTCCAACGCCACAAGACGCCTAGTACGGGTCCCGGACTGCTGATGCGAGATGATCAGTTTTACTGATTCATCAGCATTAGAGTACGTGGACTTGTTCTTCTCAGCCTCGACTAGAGGAAGAGAATTAGCAACACCATTGATTGTAACTGATTGTGGATCGGCAAACGCCATGGTAGACCTCCTAAGGATCTTTAAGGAGTAAACCGTGGGTTCGAGCTTCAGATTCCAACCTGACGCTCGCGCTTGACCCCCACAGCGACGGATCCTGAATTCAATCTCTCGATAAGAGGATCGCATTCAGGATCATGTTTTGTTTCCCAGTAAAATCGCTGGGAGACAGGCCAAATCCGAAAGGACTAGCCTCCGTACGGCACTTGGTATCAATTTGTTGATACCACATGCAGCGAACATCGTGCTTCTCACCTTCTGTAAGAAGATGAATAGTACTTTCGTTCACCGCGAAACTATGCGTTTCGCGCATAACGTAGGCGTACTTGGCTATTAGATTGTCCAGCATACCATCGAAATAGTTAGAAACAACCGTTCCAGTGGTGCTAAACCAATCTACAAGCCACGTCCATGGAATTACCTTGTAAAGAGCAGTCGGACTAGGTGTGAGCCCTAAAGCTCGCAACCTATTGATCCCATTTTTAATTGGGTCATTACCCGGATGCTCAAACGAAGGTACCCAGTACTTAAACGAGGCAGAAAACGTCACAATGTCCTCATATTGGACATATGTCGTAGTTCTGCCCCATTTAGCTGGGCGATCGGCATAAGGGAAGCGAACGACTTCAGTCGGAGGAGTAGGCATCACTAATGGTGCATTATCCCCTTCATGATTGTCAATATCGCGAATCCCAGAGTCGACCCGTACGGTCCCTCTCCGTCTCACCCATTTACCATTATCGGCTTTGAATTGATCCAAACGCCGATCTTGGTAGGTAAAAGTGTCATGCATTTTGTGCAAGTCACTGAGAAACGGAACCCAACCAAATTCATGGTTGAGGAACTGGTTCGCAACATGTTTTGGAGCAAACAATGAGGGATGACCCCCCATTGCTTTCCAAATATTGTGGAACCCTTCCGCAGTGGTTCGAAGCATCTCAGGTGTATCCTTGAGTTCAATCAAGGCTACCAGAGACGTCGAATCCGAGGGTTTAGGCTTGAATTTATTCCAAGCCCCGGGACCGTATGCCGAAGGATCATACTGAGAGTCCTTTGTCGTATCCGAACCAATGTTACTCATATCGAGTCCATTGAATCCAGATGCGCCAAAGGAGGATGGCGCGAAGCCACCCGTGTATTCTCTCCGTATGGACCCAACAGGGCCACCGTTAGAGTAGGATCCCTGACCTTGGATATCACCCCAGGGCTCACGGGATTTAAAATTCGAGAAAGGGCCACCTTCTTTGAATGGTGGACCAGGATGCAAAGCATCCCAGGTCCGTTCAATGAAGCGAGAAGATTTAACCCCAAAAGCGTTCGTCCGAATAAACGGAGGCTCGCCTTTGAAGGAAATCTTCGTAACCCCTAAATACGGAGGAGGATCAGCAAGACCCTTCGACCGCTCTCGAAATCTACCCTTACGGTATATCGACATTCCATAAACTCCTTTCAGTCTGGAGATAGCCATCGCTGACTATCCAGAGACCCCC